TCATGCTGTCTGCTGGTCAGGAGAAACTGTCCTGACGCGCAGGAAACCCTGCGCGCACAGAAAGTTTCGATATGATCTGATCGCGATATCCCACACGGCACGCGATACGGCAGGCCCGGCGTCGACCACTTTCCCGTTCTGGTCGAGCACGGCGAGTGTGGCGGGATTGCCGTCAGGAGTCTCAATGCTGAGCCCCTGGAAGCTGACGGCGCTAATCGTGCTAGAAATTGCTGCTGCAATCTGCGTGTCGGCAGTCGGGGCTTCACGTTTCGATTGTTTCTTCGTCATTTTGCATCTCCTGCGCGGCCTGTCACTTGCAATCTCGCGGCATCCGTCGCCTCAAGAAGTTGCGCGAAGTATTCGATGGCGTCAAACGTGTGATTGCAGTCGCCTTCGAACAATTGGCGTGCGCTTTGTTTTGCCGCCCGCACATCCTCGATAGTCAGCGTCAATTCGGGGGGCGTCGCTTTGGTGCGCTTGCTCCATTGCGCGATCGCGTGTTGCTGCGCTTCCCCGCGGGTTCGCTCGTTCGCAACTACGCTCGCATTGCACTCGTAGTTTGTGCATGCGACGCGCGCCTGATAGACCGGCAGCTTGCCGAACAGCGGCTCGCGGTTGATGCCGCTCGACATAATTGCGGTGCGCCCGCAATGGGCGCACGCCGGCAGGTAGGTGCTAGCTGCGATCTTCAGTTCAAGCGCGTCCGGCTCGAATTGTTCAAGGGGCATTGCGTTCTCCTGCGGCGGCGGTTGCGCGGTCAAGCCGTTCGATCGCGGCTTGGATCAGCGCGCCGGCCTTCACGAGGTTTCGACGATGCGTCGTCGGCTTCCACCATTCGGCGGCCCACGGCCATGCCGGAGGCGGATCGCCGGCAGGATATGCGAGCGTGTGCATCGCGTAGCATCCAGCAGCGCAGGAAAGCTCGTGGTCGCGGTATTTGTCATCGTGCGCTGGCGTCCACCCTTCCTGCCCCACCTGCCGGCGGCGTTCGGCGAGCACGTCGCGCGCGGCAGCGGTGAGCGACGCCGGTTCCGTACCAGCGTGCACGGCGGCCTGCGGTGCGTGGCTGCCCGCGCGCGACCACGCGGCATCCGTTGCCTCAAGCAGCGAGCTGACGTATTCGATGGCGTCGAGCGTGTGATTGCAGTCGCCGGCGAATACCTGCCGTGCAGTTTCTTTTGCCGTCCTCACATCCTCGACGTTCAGCGTCCGCGTACCGGCCGCCCCTTCCGCCCCCGTCTCGTAGGCAAATGCGGCGCGGGCGAACACCGGCACGTCAGTTTCGTTATACCTCGGCGACACGATCGCGCCGTTGCCTTCCGCCAGTTCCTTCAAATCGTCCGCGCGGATATAGCCGATGGGGGTAGCCGCCCGCTCGTCCGCCGGCGCGCGCTCCGCCTCGGCCGGGATGGCAGTCGATCCGTCGACAAAGATCGCGCCTTCCTCGGGGTATTCGGTGACCCAGCAATACATGCCGTTGCCGGCGTGCCCTTCGCCGCGCTGGAACGTGAGTTCGCTGTCAAGCTGGTCGCGATCGCGATCCGGCGCAATGAAGTCGAGTGCTTCGAGCAGCTGCGCGCCGGTCAGGGTGAGCGAGTGGCCGCTGAAGTTGATCAGTTGCTCGCTCGGGTCGATTGCGCCCTCGGCAGGGGCTGCTTCTTGCTGGCCGTTTGTCACAGTGGGTTCGAGCTGTGCGGATGTCGCAGCGCTCCACTTCGGGAGTTCCTGCCAGCCGAGTACCTCGTCATCCGGACCCAGAGTCGGCGTGAACAAGGTGTTGAATTCCCCGCTTGGGTCTTCGCCGATGTCGTACCAGCCGTCCGCGATGAATTCCTTGCCGTCTTGGTCGTGCAGGTCATCGGCGTAGTTGTTCGCGTGGCTGGCAGCGAACACGAATACACGCCGTTTGTCATGTGCGCGGCGCACTGCCACGATGTACTCGTGGTGTTCGCCATCCTTGGTCGGCGGCGTCCCGGTTTTCCAATGCGCACGAGCGTCGGCCGTCGCCGCTTCGAGTTGCTCGACGGGGTATCCACCGAATGCATGCGCGATGAACTCGGTCAGGACGAAGCGATCGTCAGCGTTGGGCTCGCGTGAATCGTTGCCTTCGCCGACGATTTCGAACGTCTCGATTGCGGCGAGGGCGTCCTGCGCCGTCAGCTGTGCGGGCTGCTCGACAGGGGATGCAGCGAGCGCTTTTTCAAGCCGCCTTACGTGCGCGCCGAGCGACTGCACGACGGGGCGCTTGTCGAGGAAATCTCCGGATGCGCGGTCGGCGATCAGATCGAGTTGGCGCTTGATCGTCTCGATCGTGCGCGTTATGGCTTCCGTCAGCGCATCAGCGCGGATCTTATCGGTGGTCATGGCATGGTCCTCTCAGTTATTCGTTGATGTTGTCGGTGCCGAGAACCCATCGGAGTGCGTCGGCGCGTTCACCTGAGCACTTCGAGAGTTCGTCCGTGATCTGCTTCCGAGTTTTCATTCGGGCCGACGAATCGCCCATCAGTTCACGCTGAGCGCGGGCGCGTTCGTGGCCTTGCTTCGTGTCCGCCGCAGTGACCAGTTCGCGGACCTTGGTTCTCTGATCGTCGGGTTTCATGCGCGCGAGCTTCGTTGCATGTGCGACAGGCACCTTGCCGGCGTCGACGGCATTCTGTACGTCGGCGCAGCAGTTAAGCAGGGCAAGCGTTGACCGTACGGTCGCGACTTTGCAGCCGAACAAAATTGCGACTTCTTCCTCAGTGTGGTGCCCGAGTTGGCGTGCCATCTTCGCCGCACGCGTCATCGGCGTCTCCTGCTGACGGATGGCGTTTTCGCTGGCGATTGCGGCCGATAGCTTCTTGCTCCGGTCCTTCGGTGCGATGCGGCGGACGAAGGCGGGAATTAACCACGGTTTTTCGCCGCGCTCGCGTCGCCGGCGATTCGCCTCGCGGCAATTCTTCACGCGCTGGCGGCCGGTCACCACTTCGGTGGCACCCGTCTCGGGGTTTTTCGTGACTTCGATCGGTTGGATGATTCCCTGAAAGTCGATGTTGCGAACCATCGCTTCGTTCAATGGCAGGTGAACGCGCTCGTCATACAGCGGATGCGTTTCGTCGGTCACGAGTGTCAGGTCATCCGGATCGAAGTCGAGCAGGTTGCCTTTTCCTTTTGCGCCGTAGGCGTCAACTGAATTCTTCGCCATATTATTTTTCTGCCTTGGTGGTGTGCTGAGGTGCCTGTACGATCATCGGTCGCACGTTGCCGGTTTTGAGGTTGACGAACGCACCGCACCAGGTCAGGCGCGCATGCCGGAAAAATTCCCACAGAATCGCGAGCCCTTGCGTCACGACAGCCTGGTTGATGAACAGCTCTTGCCGCTCGAGTGCCTCGGCGAGGCTGCAGCTCGGCGTGTCGTCCTCGGGAATCGTCGTGTCGATGAGCTCGGGCAGCACGTCGTACGGCCAGCGTAGTGGTGTGCTGTCTGCGGCCGCTCTGTTCCCGGAAGCGGCCGGCGCTGCGCCGAATATCACCTGACCGTCGCTCGCGCGGTTTCCGAGATCCATGACGTAGCTGCCCGATTTTTTCAGGGGCAGCGCCAATTTGGCCCGCGCCGCTGCACTGTCGACGCACATCACGACGAGATCCGGGGCGCCGCGTATGATCGCGTCGGCGCCGGCGTGCACCGGTCGGCCACACCAGTCGAGCCCGAAAAACGCATTGAGGCGATGCACAAGCACGACGCTTTTTCGCTGCCCGACGTCGGCCGGGCTGAACATTTGCCGGCCGACGTTCGCGGCGCTTACTGTGTCGGCGTCGAACGCGGTCACGTGCAGGCCCGGGTGGCCGAGCTCGACGAGCGCGTGATTGAGGCGGGCCAGCCCGGTCAACATCTGCGAGCCGGTGCCGCCGCAACCGATCAACGCGACCGTTACGCGTCGATCGCTTAGAAAACGCGCAGGTGTCTTATGTTGGGTCATACCGTCCTCCACCAGGGCGCGCCGACGTCGCGCCCGATCAGCGCGGCACATTCGGTGATCGCGCGGCGTGTCGCGCGCTCGCGCTCCGATAGTTGAGCGATAACGTCCGTGCGTGCGTCGATATCGTCGTGCGTGAAGTGGCGGAACGCACCTGCACCTGCGTGCGCGGCCACGTAATCAGCAAAGTGCGTCACGTCGATGCGGGCAGCGGTCGACAGTTCGAACGCATCAGCGCGCGAGCCCAGTGGATCGAACGCGCGCCATGCCGATTCGATGCACGGTCTGACGTGAACCGCGGCGAGATCGCGCACCGTGTGGCGCTTCGATTCCCATCCTGCGGCACGCGCAGCAAGTTCGAGCATGTCGAGTTGGTTCACGCGGCTTTCTCCGTCGGCGGGAAAAACGCCTGCACCGGCACGCGCAGCGTGATCATCTTGCCGAGTGCGCACAGACGGAACGCGACGCTCGGATTGGCCGTGCCAACGCCGCCGATCACGCCCGCGATTTTCACTTCGCCAGCGTCGTCTGCATCGTCGGTCGGGCTGAAGCCTGCCGGGCCGACGCCGTGGCTGTGCAGATCGAATGCGAGGCTCTCGTCGTCGGCGAGGGCCGGGCGATTGATGGTGATCGCGGTCGGAGTGGAGCTGGTCACCTCGACTTCCCTGTACACCAGTTCCTTGCTCGTCTCGTTCCAGACGATCCACGCGGCATGCTCGTTCGGCGCAGCGTCGGCGGCGTCGGCTGCGAACCGTCGGAGGTGCGGCTCGGCGGCGCTAATGCGACCGAACGCAAATTCGATTTTTGCGTCGATCGAACCGTACGGCGGACGCGGGCAGTCACCTTCGATTGGCGCGACCGGTTGAATCAGGTGCAGCCACGGGCGACGAATCTCGACGAACAATCCTTCGGCTGCGAGCAGGAATCGGTGGCCGACGTCGAGCAGCGGCGCAAATTCAGCGTGTCGCGGAACGGTGGCGACAGGAGCGCTGTCGAACAGCGCTTCGTCGAGGCCGATATTTGCGTCGGTGCCGTCGGCGGCGATCGGGCGTGACCGACCGGCCTTGACTTCGGCGGCGACTGCTTCGCTGAAAATCTTGAGCGCATCGCCGAGCGTGCGCAGCGTGTCAGTCGTTGTTGCTTCGAAAGTCGCCTTGATTTCTTCGATTTTGCTGGACATGTGGTTAGCTCCGTTGCGTGAGGCGTTGAATGGCGGATTCGACGGTCAGGTCGAGCGCGACCAGTCTGTCGATGGGAAATTCGGCGCCGTCGAGCAGCTGGCGCCAGAGCGTGGAAATGCCGCCGCCCTGAATCAGCGTTGCCGAATTTGGGTGCGTGAAGCGGCTGCGAAAGAACTCCTCCTCGTAGTGCTCGACGTCGGCCGCGTTTGGCTGCTTCGCGATTTCGACGTTGCCGGTGCACACGGAACCGGAGGAATACACGTTGTAGTACGGCGCCTGAAACAAGACTGTCCCTCGGTTCGGCCGCGCGCTCTCGGCGAGCGCGAACACGTGCCGGCTCGCGCCTTGGGCGATGAACAACAGGGCAGGTTGATGTGCCGGGCCTGCGCGCGTACCGAGTGGCTTGTCGGATTTGAACCAGACGTGCCGCACGCCTGCCGGCATCCACCACGCGACGATGCCCGAGCCTGAAAAGATCACGCGTTCGTGCACGAAGCCTTGTTGACCGGCGTGTTTCGCAGCTGCGGCGGCGAATGCCGCGAGTTGCCGCTCCGTGACCGGCTCGCCCGCGAGCAGCGTCGGCACACCGTCGACGACACGCGCCGCATGACGCGTCACGTACACGTGCGTGTCGGTGCTGTTCCGATACAGCAGCAGCGCGGAATCGAGCTCAAGGTGCGATTCGGTGTCGCAATAGATGTCGACGTCTTTCATACGTGGACCTGTATATGTTGTGCTTCGGCCGGGCTGTCCGGTGATCGGAGCGCGATCACGTCGAGTAGATGCTCGACGGCGAGCGCGAGGCGGGCGGTGTTGCGCATCCGCGCAAACCAGTTGCTGACGGCTTTGCCTGCAAGTGGCAGACTGATCGCACACGCAGCCTCGAGCGCATCGCCCTGCATTTCGTGCTCGAAAAAATCGTCGAGGACGCGGCCGGTGCCATCGTCTTGGTCCCAAAGAAGGAACAAGGAAAAATCGATACCGGGACCGGCGTTGGAGTCGCGGTAGTCGACGCGGGCAAATGGCCCCTCATGTGAGACCAGGCGATGAATTTCATCGCATGCACTAACGGCAAGTGCTGCAATTTGATCCTGTTCAGCCGCTCGATGAACCTCGTACGTGTTCAATACCTGACGCGGGTTGACGAGCCAGGCGGGCGCGTCGCGGAAAAATTCGGCGCGACGGGGGACGGAATACGTCTCGAAAAATTCTTCGGGAGTTGTGGATTCGTCGTCGTTGTACATGCGCAACTCTGGTAGCGCTGCGATTTCGTCCGCGTGCCCCTGCCAATACATGTATCCGGCAATGGAGATCGTCTCGCTGGGTGTCAGGACTGACGGCAGATAGTGCGCGCACGCTTCGTAAAGCACGGCGAGCACGGTCTGGCCGAGGCCGGGCATCACGCTTTCGAGATGGGTAATGCTGCCGCGCAAAAATCGAACGGGTGCGGAGCCGGCACCTTCTTCCGTATGAACCGAAAGCCACACGCTGTTGTCGTCACCGGTTCGGTAATACGATGGCCCTCGGGAATCAGAGCTTATGCGCAACGACCATTCGAAAATCGAATGTGCGTCCGTGATTTCTTGCCATACACGCGTAAGCGCGATTCGAGCGAGTTCGCGTTCATTGCGGTGGTCATTGGCCAGTTGCGCATCCTCGATGGTCAACATGTTCCCGCGCATCAACGAGAGCGCGAAGTTGTGCGCAAACTGGCTGCTCTCGCCCACAACATATTGGGTCGGCACGTCGTGGGCGATACGTGGAAGGTTGAGCGCGTTCGAGATCACGGCAGAACCGGCATGTCAGATGACGGAAGGCGCAGGCGCGGCGCCACGCTATGGCCACCGGTTGCCACGCGCGAAATGTGCAGCGCGAGCGGACTGTTGACGTGCTTCTTCGGCGCTACCATCGTGCGGCGATCGCTGAAGGTGTTTTCGCGCAGGTGCTTTCGAAGTTCGCGAAGCGTCATGCCGCACTCCTGTAGTGCGCGAACAATGCACCGATGAACGCGATTTCTGCATCAAGCAGCGGGCAGACGTGGGCGGCGCTGAATCGATCGACCTCGAGCAGGTAGGAACGAATCTGCGCGGGTACGGCTCGGCCGCGGTCAAGAATCGCATCGATTTGCGTTCGGACATCGACGAACGGATCGCCGCCCTTCGTGCCGACGGCCCGACGGAACGTGTAAACGTTGCGGTTGCCCTTGACGACCGGCCCCTCGATCTCGGCGTTCGTCAGTTCGGGATAGGTCTGCGAATAGAAATCGCGGACCTGCTGCAGCGTGAACGTCGGAGCAGGATCGGCGAGCTTCGCGCCGTTGTATGAGAATTCGCGTGCGAGTGTTTCGATTTTCATTCTGTCGTCTCCTGTCGATCAGTACATGTCGACGCCGGCGTCGGTGGGATCGGAGTCTTGGCCTTCGCGTGTTGCTTCCGGATCGCCGGAGACGCCGACATCCGGGCGGTCTTCGGGGCCGTCGAGCGGATCCGCACCGTCGCTGATGGTCATCTGGCGCGGATCAGCAGTGTTCTCGCCGGCGTTTGCCGGCGGGGTGTCGGCGTCGCCGGCCTTCGAGGCTTTCGGCGGACGCCCGCGGCGTCGCGGAGCGGTGCCGTTCGGCTGACCGGCGCTCGGCGCGGGGAGCGTGGGCGCCGAACCCGATGTGTTCGCGGCGGCACACGCGCGAGCCTGGTCGAGCAGCGACAGCACGCCGGGCTCGTATGCCTCGACCGCGGCTGCGAATTCGGCGTCAAGTTCTTCGGGCGTCGCAACGAGCGACAGCGGCCACAGTTCTTTTTTGCCTTTCGCGTTCGGCAGCGGCGTGACGTTGACGCGCAGGTTTTCATCTCCTTCGGCGGTGATCAGGATATTGATGCTCGTTGTTTGCGCGAGCGCGTGCAGTGACGTGAACAGGGACATGCGATTACCTCTCAGGTGAAGTCAGGCCGCGAGGCCGTCGTAATTGCGATCGGCGAAATCGGTATCGCCGGGGTAGCGGTTCGAGCCGTCGGCCCGGTGCCAGCAATAAAGGGAGCCGCACCTATGCGGGAACCAGTAGCCGGCGCAGTCGCAGCGCATGCGCGTTGTATTCCGGCGATTCATCCAGTGGTCGACGCGGTATTTCCGGCGGTTGCAGGTGCGGCACGCGGGCAGGCGCGTGTATCGATCGGGATGGCGGCGCAGGCATCGACGTGCGGTGCAGTGCGTGCAGCGAACATGGCAACGCGGCATCGCTCAATCCTCCGCGTCGCCCGCCTGCAGGCGCTTGATGTCCGTGCGAGCGGCTGCGCGTCGTTGCTCGCGGATTTCGCGGGCGCGGGCCGACGATTCGAGCGACTTGCGCACACTCTCGCGTTGAATCGCGCTTTCGAAATCGCCGCGCATACGCAGCAATTGCCACTCGACGCGCAGCAGATGGGTTGGCAGGTGATCTTTCTGCATGGCCGGCTCACGCGTCGTAGGTCGCCGCGCTCGGGGCGTCGGGCGCCTCATCGGTGTACGTCCATACGACGCAACCGGTGCCGACGGCGAGCCAGAGCAGCACGATTTTCCAGAGAGCCATAGGGGCGGGGCTGCGATTTCCCATCACATTTCCTCGCGTGGCTTTGTGAGCAAATTCGCGGTGCCGACGAGGCGCGCGAGCGCTTTCGCCAATTCCGGTTCGCGGCGCTCGATGTAGCCGATCAGGAACCAGACGTTTTGCATGGCGTGATCGGGAAAGATGTCGGGCCGGAGGCCGCGGGCCTTCCCGCGTGCGACGGCCGTGCGGACAGCGCTGGAGAAATTTGCGCGGAGACGGTCCGCAACCTGTGCTCGAGATTTCATGTCGAGCCTCAGATTCCGAATTCCGGGGCGATCGCGCTGGCGATCAGGTAAAGCACGACGAGCGCGACGAGCGGGTGCCAGTCGCGAGCCTGCAACGAACGCGATTTAAGCCCGATGAATTCGCTGCGCTGGAACAGGATGGTCAGCATTGGTGCCTCGCCTAGTGCGTGTGCAGCGACAGTGCTGCGACGAGTTGGACTTTAGCGAAACGCGAAAAGCTTGTCTATAGCGAAACGCGAAAACATACGCTAAATTTGCAACGCTGGGCGAGGGTGCGCGACGCTAAGTTGCGGGCCTGGACGCAAAAATGCCCGCGCGTCGCGGGCATCCTGACAAAACTGACAGTTGTTGAAAGGGATCTGTCTTTTTGATTAAACTACTGTACATGCATACAGTATTTCGGCGCTAAAGAAGGCGGGGCTGTTGATGAAAGAAGAATCGATTGAATGCCTGCGATGCAGGCCGGGGGACGTTGCGAGGGTTGTGCGGTCGCCCAACGAGGCCCTTATCGGGCGCATCGTTGAGGTGGTGCAGATACATTTCGATGGGAGGTGGGAGTGCGAGCTCGCAGGACCGCCGGTAGTGGGCTTGGCCGACGATGGTGAAGGCCTGATTTTGACTCGCGATTGGTTATTTCCGGACGGTTGTCTTGAGCCCAGGCCCGGTCATACGCAGGCAGCGCTACCCACCCTTGCCGAATCGCTTACTTCCTGATGGAGGGGTGGTCGTCTGTGTCGTCGATTGCGCTAAGAGCCAGCCGATAAACGATTCAACCTGCGCCCGTTGGCCGGGGCTGAGTTGGCTCCAGCCGGCCGGCGGATCGGCGGGAGAATTCGCCGACGCAGCAGCAGAGTGGTCGGTGTCCATCCAACCGGCTGGTTTGCCAATGTTCTGTTCGATTTTGCGCGCCGTCATTGCGCGCATACCGCGAGCCCTGCCCGTCTTCGAGTCCTTGGCGCCGTCTCGCAGGTTGGTGAATTGCGAGTGAGACATGCCGATGGCAGCGGCTGCGGCAGCTGGCCCACCATGCTCAGATTCGATGATCTTGAGGTTGTCGCGACGGATTTGGTCGATGTCCTTCATGTCTGCAATTCAATAGCAAAACGCTAAAGCCGTATATGCGCGAAACGCTATAGACAAGCCTTTTGCGTTTCGCTAAAGTTGCGGCATGGACCTCAGAACCTATCTCGATGCCGAGCGCGGCCGACTCGTCAAATTAGCCGCCGCCATCGGCGCTCATGCGTCAGACCTTAGCGCATGGGCAAACAAGAAGAGACCCGTGCCGATCCCGTTCGGCTGGCCAATCGAGCGAGAGACCGCCGGTCTCGTCCGGAGAGTTGATCTGTTTTCCGCCGACGTGATTCCCCACGTTTGGCCGGATCTCGCTCAAAAACAGGAAATCGCATGAAGCACCAGTATGCACGTCTGCTCCTGTGGTTGATTCGTCCGGCTGTCGATGCCGCCATCGCCGAATCGGGCAAGCCCGGTGGTCAGCTTTGGCGGATGCGGAATCACTGCGGCATTGCATTACCCGACAGGGTGGTTATCGGTGATGTGGCCCGCCGTGATAGCGGGGCATTCTGGTTCCGAGTGGCAAAGTCAGTCAGTCGAGAAAAGGGGACCGCATGAAGCACCTGTATGCACGTCTAGTCCTGTGGTTGATTCGTCCGGCATTGGAGATGCGTTCGCGTCGCGAGGCGGAATATCTCGCTGCGACGCTTGATTCTCTCCACGCGTCTAATCCGCCTCGCCCGCTAGCCCCCGATCTTTGTGACAGTCGACTTTCCGCACCGATCGAGACGCTTACGACTGTTCGAGCCACGGCTGTCACGGGACTGCCGGTGTACGAACCAAGCCCGCGTCGGTTTCGCAATCAGTTTTGAGCAACCTTCGCGACGCCAACGCTCAGCACGACGTCGACAACACCATCTGAGCGAACCTGGAACTCGCGAGAGTGGATCAGAAATGCTCCGGTCAAGCCTTCGAAGGACACGACGTCGCCAGAGTTAGGCGTAAAACCAGCGCGGAATTTGAGGGTGTCTGGAATGTTGGTGGGGCGGACAGCGCTTGCGTCGCCGATAAAGTTGAACGTGACTTTTGCTTCTTCCATGAGGGTTCCCCGTATAGGAAAGGTTGTGTGAGAGCTGCCAATTCTATGGCGAGAGCCGGAACCCTCACCCTATAACAATGTCGTGCCTGCCTTAATTACAGGCCGCGATCAATTAAATACATGCCTATGCGCTCAATTTTTCGCTTTGGCGCCAAATCCAGTAGCTCGCTTCCCGGTTGGTCGCCGCTCCGCTACCTGTTGATGCATTGCCGCAGCCCGATCGCGCATCTCGCATATCGGTACAACGTCCGGTGGGTCGATTGGCTTCAGGAGGCATACATGCGTCGACTGATCAGCGCCGGACGCGCGCCGGAATTCGAAATCGGTGCGGACGGTCGGGTTAATCCCCGTCGTCGATCGGTAGCAATCCCGCCTTCTTGGCTTGCTTATCGACGTCGTAATAATCAAGGTGCATTGGCCGACGGCAGTCCGGACACCAGACCGGGGGATCGAGTCGGCCGTTGAGCGCTCTTTCGATAGTCTCCTTTCGCACAAACCCACATGCCTTGCACTCGAAATCGTAGGGGTGACTGGTTTCCATAAAATCCGGCTCCGTTGAATGAGTGAGGCAATGGTACGCGATCCGAGTCTTGGTTAACAGGATGAAAAACGGTGAAATTCAAGGACAAAAATGGCTCACCAATACAGCGATTGTGAATGGACCGATGTGCTCTACAAGTCGGTGTCAAAAACACCGGGGAAGGTTGGCGACGCGGCTCGATATTTGAGTCAGCGGCGTGGGATCAACATTACGGGAGAGTCTTTGCGGCACAAGCTGCGCGAAGTCGACGGCGCGCGCATCACGGGTGAGATGTTTGAGATGTTGATCGAGTGGATGCAGGACAAAAATCAGCCTCACGCACTCGACGCACTGCACGCCTTGAACGCACGATTCGGCCTGGTGGCTGGCGCGCCGATCAAGCGCGAGAGCAGCACGGATATCTCGGCGCTTGTGTCGGCCGCGCTGGTGGTCAGTAGCTACGCTGGCCGGTTCGCCGAGGAAATTCACAAAGCTGTTGAGGATGGAATCATCGAGCGGCACGAGGTCGAAGCGATCGAGCGCGCCGCGCGCGAAAGTCAGCGTCAAATCGAGATTGCCGTGTGTACTGCACGAGCCCTGGTCGTTAATCCGCGCTAACGCGCTTCCGGAAAATTTGGGGAACCAATGGGCGCCAGCCACGAGGCTGAGGCGCGCGGGGTAATTGCGTCCGTAGAATCTGAGCAGGCAGTGCTAGGCGCGCTCATGCTCGACAACGGCGCATACGATCTGGTCGCTGCGGAGTTGTCCGCGGACGATTTCACGGTCGGTGATCATCGCGCGATCTTCGCCGCAATTCAACATTTGATCGTCAGCTCGCGCCCGGCTGACGTGCTGACCGTTTTCGAGCAGTTGCGCTCGACGCATGCGAAGGTTTCGGAGCCTCTTCGATACCTCAACGACCTTGTCAATTCGACGCCGAGCTCGGCAAATCTGAGCCGATACGCAGACATCGTTCGATCGCGCTCGCAATTGCGCGGCGCGGTGCGCGCCGCTCGTGCCGTAATCGATCAATGCCACAACACGAATGGCCGTGAGGCGACCGAGATTATCGATAAGGCGCAGGCGGCATTTCTGCGTCTCTCGGATCGCGGCCAGCGCGCAGCGGACAGTTTCCAGCCAATGCAGCCGGCGCTGACGCGCGTGGTCGAGCGAATCGACGAGCTATTCCACCGTGAGGACCGTGGCGGAATCACCGGAACGCCGACCGGATTTGTGGATCTGGACGGTCGACTCGACGGTATGCACGGCGGGGAGCTGATTATCGTTGGTGGGCGGCCATCAATGGGAAAGACCTCGCTCGCAATGAATATCGCAGAGCATGTCGCGATCGTGTCGAGGTTGCCCGTCGGCGTCTTGTCGCTGGAAATGCCGACCGAGCAGCTGACCATGCGCATGCTGGCGTCGACGTCGCGTATCAGTCAAAACCGGCTGCGTACCGGCCGGCTTGAGGATGACGACTGGCCGCGCCTTACTCGAGGCGTCGAACTGATGGCCGATGCGCCCGTGCACATCCTCGATAGCGCGGCCATCACGCCATCGAAATTCAAATCGGAGCTACGTCGCCTATATCGTGAGTGCGGCAAGCTCGGATTGATAGTCGTCGACTATCTGCAGTTGATGTCGGGTGACGGCGGCGGATCGGAAATGCGGGCTACCGAGGTTGCGGAAATATCGCGTGCGCTAAAGCAAATCGCGAAAGAGCTCGATGTGCCGATCATCGCATTGTCGCAGCTCAACCGTGGCCTCGAAAACCGTCCGAATAAAAGACCCGTCATGTCCGATCTGCGCGAATCCGGTGCGATCGAGCAGGACGCCGACGTGATCCTCTTTATTTACCGCGATGAGGTCTACAACCCGGACAGCGCGGACCGCGGAACCGCAGAAATCATCATCGCGAAGCAGCGAAACGGGCCGATCGGGACTGTGCGGCTCGCATTTCAGAACGCAACGACTCGGTTCGAGAATTTTATTTCAGAGCATTAATTATGACGACAATCGCAACCATGTTCCGGTGGCGCAACGCCATGGAAAAAAGCGAATTGCCAAGCACAACGAAGCTAGTGCTTCACGCGCTGGCGGGATTCACAAACAAATTCGGTCAGTCATGTTGGCCTGGACTGGATGTGATCGCTGAGCGCGCGGGCCTCGCCGTACGTACAGTGAGCAAGCATCTTCGGATCGCGGTCGGAATGGGGTGGGTGGATCGTTGGAAATCACGCCAACCTCACCGCCGGTGGGCCCATTGTCACTATCGGCTGCGTGTTCCTGATGGAGTCGCAGTGCCGAGGGCCGTACCTCCGTCGGTGGAAGGTGGCGACGTCGCTAAGTTGGCGGCACGTGGTGCCAGCAATGCAACCGAGCGTCCAGCCGGCGATGCGGCGACGGTAGGTGATGGGCTCGGCGCCGCGGTCGACGCGACCACATCGGATGAAAGTTACTGGCACGAGGTGCCAACTAATAACCCAGAGAATAGAAAGATGGAAAAAAACTCTCTCTCTCATACCTCGGAGGTATACCCGGGGGCGGTGAGCGAGCGAGGTGAGGACTTGCAGGAGGGCGATGCAGCAGCGCTAGCGGCTTGGATGCGCGATCGGGTGAAGGCGATCGATCCGGAGTGCGACGAGCCGAACTTGCGCAGCTGGGCGTTCGAGATCAAGCGTATGCAGACGGACGACGGACGTGACGATCGCGCCATGGTTCGCCTGTTCGCGTGGGCGCTTCGGGACAAGTTCTGGAAGCGGGTCATCACGTCGCCGCATCGCCTGCGAAAGCACTGGACCGAGGTGCGCCGTCGGCGCAATGCAGCGCTCGAGCAACCCGTGTCGACGTCCGGCGTCAGTGCAGCGGCATCTGCCGTTGATGATCGGCTCTGCGCACACGTTGACGCGAACGGCGTGCGCTGCACGCATGTCGCGACGATTCTCGGGGTCGGCGTGGCACGCCGAGGATATTGCCGACATCACGTTGGCTACTACGAAGATTGAGGCGAGGGAACTATGAGCATCGAAAAGCGATTGGAGAATTGGGCGCGCGCGCAGCGCAATGGTGCTGGCGGGGACGGTGGACGTGACTCGCTCGTCGCGACCATCTACTTTCCGACGGTGCCGGGCCGCTCGGTTGATGCGACGATCAATGTTGAAGATGCAAATCGAGTTGGGATGGCTGTGCGGAAGCTCATGCCACTCGACCGCAAGGTGCTTCAGATGCACTACGTATGGAATGCGCCGCCGCCGGTAATCTGCAGGAAGTTGGGCTTGAAGGTGCGGCCGACGTCTGTGTTCGATCTGGCGTTGGCGCATGCAAAGCGGGCCGTCGAAGAAATGTTAGTCGCGCCGGCTCCGCGATATGTGTCGATGCAGTTTGTGCTAGATCGAATGAAGGAGGGTATTGCGGAATCGAAATAGCTGGTCTACACTCGCCTCCACAATCTGATTCCGGTTCCTACCGAGTGATGCGGCCTTAGCCGGGTCGCATCACGCCCGGAAGAATCACGAAGCCTCGACTGCGAAAGCGTCGGGGCTTTTTGCATTGGAGTTCGTGATGCCGAAGAAAGCGCCGACACCGTGTAGGCATCTCGGTTGCGGGCGACTGCTCGACGAACCGGGTTACTGCGAAGAGCATGCCCGCGAGTCGATCGGATGGCAGTCCGACCGTGAGCGTGGCAATCGTCATCAGCGTGGATACGGTACGCGATGGGACAAGCTGCGCAAGACGATTCTTAAGCGTGACAACGGGATGTGCCAGCCGTGCAAGCGTGCCGGTCGGTTGCGTGCAGCGAGCATGGTCGACCACAAGGTGAACAAGGCGAGCGGCGGGACCGACGACGAGTCGAATCTCGAGGCGATCTGTCGCGCGTGCCATCAGTTGAAGACCGGCCGCGAGTCGCACGGCGGTCCCAAGGGCTAGGCCCGGCGCTCGCGAGACATCTTCGCGCATCCTCGGCGAATTCACGATTTTTTCGGCTCGACCTCCCGATGCACCGCCCTGGTGCGGGCGGGGGGTGTTTTTCTTGGGCCGAAACCGGCCGGGACCGCCCGTTCAGGGCCAGATTTTCGGCGAGCACTTTTCATAGAGGGGGGGGGGGTTAAAGAATCTCACCCATAGAGAGGCTAAAACGAGTCGTGACTCGTTTCGAGTCTCGATTACAACGGGAGCGCCTCATGGGGCCGATTGATTCGAATGTGACGCCCGGCGCGGGCGTCGAACCTTCTACCGCCTCGAATCGTGTCGGAAAGCGAATCGAGTCGCCGTCACCGCCGCCCGGCGTGCACTTCGAGTCGTCGCATCGCAAGGTGTGGGACTACTTGTGCATGGCACTGCGCGACGAAGGCGTGCCGCACAAGACTGCGGGCATCGTGCTCGCGATCGTGTGCATTGACTTCGTGCGCTGGGTGAAAGCCGAGCTGCAGCTGCGCGATTTCGAAAAACTCAACAATGGCTCGTTCATGGTGACGACGCCGAACGGCCATGTTCAGCCGCACCAGTTGTACTACGCGGCGAAGGCGCTGAAGGACGGATTGCTGAAATGTCTGCCGGAAGCCTGCCTGACGTTACCGTCGATGCTGATCGCGAAATCCAAGATGGAGCCGGACGATCCGCAGGACGATTTGTTCGATCAGATTCTGGAGCACGCGCAGTCACATCCGAGCGTCTCGCACGCCTGACGCCGGCTGCGCTTGAACGGTGGGATGTTGAATACGGCCTGCCGATGCTGCGCGGCGAGATCGTCGCGGGCGAATTCGAATTTCTCGCGGTGCTTCGGCATTACGAGGATTTGATCGACGCGCCATCGCGCGGCTATGTTTTCAGTCCGTCGCATGCATGGCACTGCATCGACTGGATCGAGACGCAGTTTCAACACATCAAGGGGAAATTGGCGCGGACTCCGCTCAAGCTCGACGCATGGCAGTTGTTCTCGACTGCCGTTCGAATGGGGTGGCGTCGCCGTAGTTCAGGATTGCGCCGCTTTCGCACGAGCTACGAAGAGGTTGCGCGTAAGAACGGCAAGTCGACGTGGAAGGCGGGCGAAGCCGACTACCTGTTCCTGATGGACCGGGAGATCGGGGCCGAGGTTTACACGATCGCGACGACGCGCGAGCAGGCAATGAGCGTGTTCAAGCCAGCGCTCGAAAATTACAAGCGGCGGGCGAAGCGCTCACCGCGGTTTTCGCGGTCGGTCAAGATTTACGACGGCACAAACCAGGAGCGCATCGCGGCCGGTGGAGGTGTATTCAAGCCGCTGCCGGCGAACGCCGAATCGCTTGACGGGCTGAATCCGAGCGCGATCGTGGTTGACGAGCTGCACGCGCATCGCACGCGTGAAGTGTGGGATGTGATGGAGTCTGCGCTCGGTGCCCGGGAGCAGCCGTTGATCGGCGCGATTACGACGGCCGGTTACATCCTCGACGGTATCTGTACGGAGATCCGCAGCTATCTCGTGCAGATTCTGCGCGGAGACATCGTCGACGATACGTTTTTCGGCGTGATTTTCACGCTCGACGACGGCGACGATCCGTTCGATCCGGCTGTCTGGCGCAAGGCAAACCCAAGCCTGGGGAGCGCCAAGACGCACGAATATATGGTGGCCCAGGCGACCAAGGCTGCGACGCTACCGAGCGCGAAGGCGAACTATCTCACCAAAGACCTGAATATCTGGGTTAACGGTGCGATGAGCTGGTTCGATATTCGTATCTGGGACCTCGGTGGTGTGCCGTTCGATCCGCGCGAGCTGCGTGGTCGGACGTGCTTCGGCGGCCTTGACCTCTCGAGCACGCGCGACCTGACATCGTTCGCGCTCGTGTTTCCGCCCGACGATCTCGATAGCGGCGAATGGTTTGTGCTCGTGTGGATCTTCTGCCCGCAGGCGAAGGTCGACGAACAGTCGCATAGCGACGCGGCGCCATACGCGAAGTGGAAAGACGCGGGCTGGTTGACGGTAACGGAAGGCAACGTGCTCGACTATGCCGCCGTGCGCAAGACGATCAAGGCTGCATGCAGTGTATTCGACGTGCAGGAGGTTGCGTTTGACGTATGGAACGCGACGCATCTGGCAAACGAGCTGATGGAAGACGACGTGCCGATGGTTCAGGTGCCGCAGAACTTCAGCGGGTTGACGCCCGGATCAAAGCTGCTCGAGCGACTTGTATACAGCAACCGCTTTCGTCATAACGCGAATCCGGTCTATCGGTGGTGCGCAAGCAATGTGTCGCTGCTTCTCGACACGAACGAAAACATTCGGCCGAACAAGAAAACGTCTGAGGGCCGCATCGATCCGATCGTTGCGACCTGTATGGCAATGACGCGCGCGCTTGTTCACCAGCCGGACCCGACGCCGGAAATTATTGTGATATGAGCATCCCGAATAACGCAGGGTCGTCGATCCTGAATGAATGGCGTGCGAAGCGTCAGGCTGAACGCGAGGTGCAGGCGTCGACGGGGAAGTCGATCAGGATCTCGGAAATAGTCGCTGGAACGGAGGGGTACGGGTGGCTCGCGGGCGGATTGCCGCGCGGTCGGTCGGTGAGCGAGCGCAGTGCGATGGCAATCGGTGCCGTGTACGCGTGCGTGAGCTTGATCGGCGGGGCACTCGGCCAGCTTGTGTTGCAGACCTATACCGTCAACGGTGATCTGTCGACGCCGGTGCGCGGCGACATGTGGCACATGTTGAACGAAGAGATGCATCCGCGGTGGTCGGCCGCGCTTGCGTGGGAATTTTCAGCACAGGCTTTGCTGCTTCGCGGAAATCTGTATATGCGTCTGCATCGACCGTCGATTTACTCTGCTCAGATTGAGTCGATTGAGCCTCTTCACCCGCTCAACGTCTCGCCGATGCTTCACGACGATCGCCTGATTTATCAAATCGTCAACGTCGACGGCACGACGGAGACGGTGGACCAGGACGACATGATTCACGTGCCGGGCCCGGGGTTCGATGGCCTGCGCGGTATGTCGCAGATCCAGCATGTATTGCGCCAGCCCGTCAGCACGGCGCTCGCGTCGAACGAAGTCGCCGAGAACATCCTGACGGACGGTCTGCGGCCTGACATCGTGTTGTCGACGGAGGCGAAGGTCGACCGCGATCAGGTCGATTTGATTCGCGAGCAATGGCGCGAGCGATACAGCGGCCTCGACAATTCCAATGCGCCGGTTGTAATCGGCGGTGGATTGAAGGTGTCGCAGATCAGTATGACCGCGGCAGACGCGCAATTGTTGGAGCGCGAAAAACTGTCGGTCGAAGAGGTTGCCCGCATCTTCGGTGTGCCGCCGTACATGGTCGGCCAGCTGGAAAAGCAAACCAGTTTCGGTAACGGGCTCGAGCAGCTTGGCACCGGATTCGTTCGCTACACGCTCGGGCGCCACATGACGAAGATCGAGCAGGAATTCAATCGGAAAACGGCGGTGCGCGGGAAATCGAAGGTCGCCTACGATGCGACGCCGCTGTTGCGAGGCGATACGAAATCGCGATACGACGCGTATCGATCCGCGCTCGGCCGGGCCGGCGAACCGGGATGGATGTCGAAAAACGAAGTGCGGAGGGCGGAAAACCTCCCTCCGGTCGCGGACGGCGACACTCTTTTCAACGGGGCAAAGAATGCAGAACCAGCTACTCAAGCTGCTGAATGACAACCGCGCGGCGCCTCGTAAGTTTGAGGTCCGCAACGATGCGAATGGTGACGCGACAGTCTATCTGTACGACGTGATCGCTGCGGATGACTGGTGGGGAGGAATCTCTGCTGCGTCGTTTGTCCAGCAGCTTGCGGCGATCAGTGCGCCGACCATCCACTTGCGCATCAACTCGCCGGGCGGCGACGTATTCGAGGCGCGCGCGATGGCGCAGGCGATCCGCGAGCATGCATCGGACATCATCGCGCATGTCGACGGCTACGCGGCGAGCGCTGCAACTTTTCTCGCGATCGCGTGCGAAAAAGTGATCATGGCCGACGGGTCGATGTTCATGATCCATCGTGGCTCGTGCCTGGCGTGGGGAACTGGTGACGATCTGCGCGCGACGGCTGAATTGCTCGACAAGGTCGACGCGTCGATCGTCGCATCGTATGCGAAGAAAACGGGGCAATCCGATGAGGACATTATTGCGTGGATGGAGGCAGAAACTTGGTTCTCTGCTGATGAGGCCGTCGAGCTCGGTTTCGCTGATGAGCTTGCCGGCGCGGATGGGCCGGAGAATTCGAGCCGCTGGAATCTATCGGCATATGCGAATCACCCGAAGGCTCGAACCGAGCCCGCGCCGAAGCGTCAACCGCCGAATCCGGCGCCGACGCCGAAACCGGAGCCGCCGGCTCCGCAGCAGCGCGAAGTAGTGGATGTCTCCGCGCTGCGCAGGCGTCTCGAACTGAGTTCGTATCTCTGACGCCTCCCGCGTCTCAATCCAGGCCGCCTTTACCGGGCGGCTTTTTTATTTCCTACAGGAAACGATATGGCCGTCAATCTCAAGGAACTGCGGGAGCGTCGCGACGCGACCGCGAAGAATCTCAGCGCGCTGATGGACAACCACCAGGGCGACAAGTGGGGTGCCGATCAGCAAAAAGCGTACGACGAAGGCATGGCCGAGATCGAGCGCATCACGGCCGAAGTGAAGCGGCATGAAATGCTGATCGCCCAGGTCGCCGCGAATGCGCTCAACGGCGACACGACCGACTACGCTGGCCAACATGTGAGGAATGGCGGCCAAAGCGAAGAATCGCGTGCCATGCGCGCGTACCTGACGGGTGGCATCTCGGCAATGGCGCCGGAAGACATCCAGCGCATGCGCACTCGTCTGAACCCGGACATTCAAAATGCGATGCGCGTGGCGCCGCAAAATGCGATGTCGACGACGACGCCTGCGGAGGGCGGTTATACCGTGGCGACCGAGTATTACTCGCAGCTGACGCAAGCGCTCAAGCAGTTCGGCGGGATTCTGACCGTCGCGTCGCAATTTACCAGCAGCACCGGGGCGTCGATGAACTTCCCGGCGGCCGATGCGACCACCGAAGAAGGCGAAATCGTCGGCCAGAACGCACCGGTCTCGGCCGGCGATACGCAGTTCCAGAACCTCTCGATGGACGTGTTCAAGTACTCGTCGAAGAAGATCGCGGTGCCGTTCGAGCTGCTCCAAGACAGCATGTTCGACATCGAGGGTTACATCAACGGCCTGCTGGCATTGCGTATCGGCCGGATCACGTCGCGCCACTACACGGTCGGCACGGGTGTGAACCAGCCGACCGGTGCTGTAACCGCGTCCAAGGTCGGTAAGGTCGGCGCCGCTGGTACGAACGCAACGGTCGGCTACGACGATTTCGTCGATCTCGAGCATAGCGTCGATCCGGCCTATCGCGCCGGGCAGGCCGTCGGCTGGATGATGCACGACGATTCCCTGAAAGTGGTGCGGAAGATCAAGGACGCACAGGGGCGCCCGATCTTCGTGCCCGGCTACGAGCAAGGCAACCCGGGCGGCGCACCCGACCGTGTGCTCAATCGTCCGGTGACGATCTCGCAGGAAATGCCGACGATGGCGGCCGGCGCGAAATCGATCCTGTTCGGCGACCTGTCGAAATATCTGATTCGCCGCGTGATGGACCTGACGCTGTTCCGCATGGCCGATTCGAATTTCATCCTGAACGGTCAAATTGGCTTCGTCGCGTTCAACCGCCAGGGCGGCAACCTGATCGACGTCGGCGGAGCAGTGAAGGCATACCAGAACGGCGCTGCAGCGTAATTGCCGGTCGGCGGGGGCGGCATGCTGCCCCATTCCTAAATAAATGGAGTGTCGAGTTATGGATCCGAATGGATTGCTTGGAGATGTGCCGCCCCGCGCGGCAAGCAAGAAACCGGCGCAGGCAACGTCGCCAGCCCGGGATGCAGGGGCGCCGGCTGTAGTGGCATCGCCGCCGGTAGTGGATGCGCAGGTGACGATCGAGTCTCCCGTGCTCGATCTCGCGCCCGCGGACGCATTGCCGGACGATTCGCGGCAAGATGTCGAGGCGGTAGTTCCGGTGCGCGTCCTGGTGAAGTGTGTCTATGGCATGCCGAATGACGTCGTCGATCTGCCCAAAGTCGAGGCGCAGATCGCGACGCGGGGCGGCCACGTGTGCGACCACCCCGCGTCCGTGGCCTTTGCGCACGCACTCCGTCGCTGATCGGGGGTAGGAATGGCCGCGAATGTGGTTGTCCCGCCGGATGCCGAGGCGATCTCGCTGGCGGATGCTTGCGAACATCTGCGGGCTGATATGGGGCCGGAGGATTCGCTGATCCAGCGTGCGATCCGTTCCGCGCGTCGACGTGCCGAGCACGAGCTTGGGCGGCCGCTGTTGCCGCAGACATGTGAAAAGCGATTCGAGAAATTCGATCGCCGTATGTATTTGTGGTGCGACGTCACCGAGGTTGAGTCGGTGAAATACGTCGACGACGCTGGTGACGAGCAACTGCTCGCGCCGATGTCGTATTTCGTTTCCGGCTCGAGCTTTCTGAAATTTGTTGTGCAAGCTCCGACCGCGCGTGAAGTCGTCGTGCGGTTCAAGTGCGGTGCGTTCACGGCGGAGACGGTGCCGGAGAGCGTGGTCGAGTGGATGTTGCTGCAGGTTGGCGCGATCTACGATAACCGGTCTGCTGTCGATAGTGTCCAGACGTATGAAATTCCGGGGCGCTTTGTCGACGGGCTGCTCGACGGTGTGCGGATTTATTCGATCTAGCTATGCGAACCGGAAAACTCAACAGACGTGTCCGTATCGATCGCCTCGATCCTGATGCGCAGGACGAGTACGGTCAGGCCGTGCCCGCGTGGAAATCGCTCGGCACCGTCTGGGCGTCGATCGCGCAAAAGTCTGGATTGGCAACGATCAGCGGAAATGCAGAGGTTGGCGAAACGAAGGTGTCGATCCGAGTCCGCTACCGCACCGATCTACACGAAGGCATGCGCGTGACGTTGGTTGCACACGTCAACGGCCAGCCGGTAGACGGCGAGCAATTCAAGGTAGATGCGGTGCTGGTCGATCATGCCAAGCGGGTGCACACCGATTTGGTGTGTCTGGGGGTCGATCATGGCTAGTGCAGAAACAATCACGACAGCAGCGCTGGCCGCACTTTCGCCGATCAAGGTGTATCCGGACGTGGCTCCTGCTGGGGCGGCCGCGCCGTATATCGTCTATCAGGCCGTCGGCGGGAAAGCGATTACTACGCTCGAAAACGAGTCGGATGACTTACAAAACTGCCGCATGCAGATTGCCGTGTGGAGTCCGATCAAGGGCGAATCGGTGACGGTAATGCAGGCGGTGCGCAGGGCGATGATGGCTGCCGGTGGAATTCCGATTGGTGCGCCCGTCTCCGAGTACGAGGCCGGGACGAAGATGTACGGCCGTCGTCTCGATTTTTCAATTTGGTATAGGGAGTAAGCAATATGACAAGCATTGCGTTTAACGCGCAGAAGTCCAGGATTTCTGTTGATTCGCAGGCGGTTCCGAATGGCGATGTGCCGGTATGGACACAGATCAAAGGCGTGAAATCGATTGGCGGCTTTGACGGGGCCGCTAACGTGATCGATATCTCTGACCTGGATTCGACCGCGAAAGAGAAGATGCAGGGCCTGCAAGACAATGGCGATTGTCAGCTCGAGGTCAACCGAAACTTCAAGGACCCTGGCCAGATCGCCGTCAAAAAGATGCAGGGTACGCAGGAGACGCGCACTTTCAAAATCGAGTTCAACGACGGCAACAAAACGATTCACACGTTCAAGGCCTTCGTCGCCAGCTTCGGCCAGTCGCTGGGCGTGGACGCGGCAGCGACATCGACCATCAAGCTGACCATCAGCGGTGACGTGATTGAAACGGTCGGCCCGTAACATCTGATCGTCAAATAGAGAAAATCTGCGGCGCGATTCGAATTACGTGCCGCCAATAGATTTAAGAGGACTACAAAATGCTTACCCGTGAAATGATCCTCGCTGCGCGCGACCTTGACTCGGAAGTCGTCGAGGTTCCGGAGTGGGGCGGTGAGGTTCGTGTGGGCGTCATGAGCGGCGCGGCACGCGAAAAGATGATGGATGCACTGTCCGGGCCGCGCAAGGTGTCTGAATTCCATGCGCTCATGCTGGCGGGCACGCTCGTTGACGAGAGTGGCACGCTGATCTTCGGCGAATCCGATCTCGTGGCGATCGCACACAAAAATCCGGAAGTGCTCGGCCGACTGGTTGACGTTGCGATGCGGATCAACAAGATCGGAGCTGGTGCAGTCGAGGCCGAAGAAAAAAACTCCGAAGCCGCCACGAACGCCTCTTCTGGTTCCGGCTCGCCCGCGAGCTCGGAATGAGCGTGCGGCGCTGCCAGCAAGAGGTGAGCAGCGCTGAATTTGCAGAGTGGATGGCCTATTCGCAGATCGAGCGGTTCGGTCCGCAGATGGACGATTTGCGGATGGGCAACGTGGCGGCGGCGATCTACAACGTCAACCGTGACACAAAGACGTGCCCGGATGCATTCGGCCCGGCGGATATTTTCGGATGGATGGAACGGCCGAAAGAAGCGCCGCGAGTGATCGAAGACATCGACGAATACGTGTTGGAAGTCGGTGCGCTATTTGGTTCGAGGTTGAAACGTGTCCCTCAAGATCGAGTATCAGAATAAAGATGGGTTCCGCCAATTGCTAAACGGCATGGGTAGGGCGTTTGGCGAATCGACCTTGCGGAAAGCGGCAGCTGTCGGCGCGACAGTCGTGAAAGAAGAGGCGCAGTTTCACGCACCGCGCGGCCCGTTGCCTCACCACCAGGGGCCGCAGAAATTCCCGATTGGTTTCGGAGCCGACAACATCATCGTGGCGTTCAACGAGGAAAAGTCTGTCGGCGGGAAGATGGCGACTTACATGGTGACGTTTGCGAAGGATGCGTATTACTTGCGCTTCTACGAATACGGCGCCAGCCAGATGGCAGCGCGCCCATTCTTTCGCCCCGCAATCGAGGCGACGCACGGATTGGTGAATACGCGGATCGATAACGTGATCGAGGAAGAATTGCGCAAGGCCGGCGTGATTACGTAGTGCGGCAGCACAAGGAATAGACGATGGCGAACGGAACGCAATACAACATCACAGTCAACGCTGATGGCGTTTCGACTGCCCTCGAGCGGGCGCAGAATAGCTGGGAAAAATTCTCGGTTGCGGTCGATCTTGCAGGGCAAAAAGCGATCGCGTCGCAGAAGGGGCTTGAAGAAGCGACGCGAAACGGGGCTGCCGAAACGGTGCGAGCGCAGCGCTCGGTTAAGTCGTTCATGGAATCGCTCGTCCAGCAGGCCGCAACAGCCGGGATGACGAGCGAGCAGATGCTGCAGTTGCGCGCTGCCCAGCTTGGCGTTGCAGATAGCGCGGCACCGCTGATTGCTCAGGCCAAGGCTGCGCGCGAAGCAATGCAGGCGCAGGCTGCAGCTGCTCAGGCGTCGGCTGCTGCTCAAATGTCGGCGCAAAGGGAACTGACGGCGGCGCAGGCAAACTCGCTGGCGCAACAGACTGCTGCTGCCGATCTGGCGGCGCAGGCGCAGGTCGCGACCGGCGCGCAACGTGATCAACTGCTGCGAGCGTCGGCGGCTGCAGCGGCCGCTCAACAGGCCGCTGATGCGCAAGCTGCGTCGGCTCAGATGCGGTTGAATGCGGCGAACGATGCGGCCGCGTTTGACGCGGCGAAAGCAAAAGAGGTTGCGGACGCACGTGCTGCCGAGTTTGCGAAATCAGCGGCGGCCAAAGCGAACGCGGATTTGCAACGCGCGCTGGCAACGGGCACCGGGGCCCAGCAGGCTGCTGCGCAACAAACTTCTGCAGCTGCTGCGCAACGCGCCCAGGCGGCGATCGCTGCGGCGGCTGCATCTTCATCGGCGGCGCAACAGGCAGCGTCTCAGGCGGCGGCCTCCAGGCAGATCGCAGATCAACAGGCAGTAGCAGATGCAGCGGCACGCGCGCGTCAGCAAGCGTTGGGCGGCGCTGGTGGTGGTGGGGCGAATCCCAATGGCGGGATCAGCGATGCGCAACGTGCGGCCGCTATGCGGATGATGCCGGCGCAATTCACCGATATCGTTGTGCAGTTGCAGGGTGGCGCGAACCCCTTGACGGTCATGCTGCAACAGGGCGGCCAGATCAAGGATATGTTTGGTGGTATTAAGGAAGCCGCCAAAGGAATGGGCTCGTATCTGGTCGGGCTCTTCAATCCTGTCACACTCGGCGTTGCCGCGGTAATCGGCAGTCTGGTTGCGGTCGGCGCGGCGATGTATGTGGCGCACGACGAAACAAAAAAACTCAACGCAGCGCTCGCGCTTTCTGGCGGGTATGCGGGCGTCACGGCAGGCCAGGTCAACGTGATGGCGCAGTCGCTGTCCTCGCTGAAAGGTGGCGAGGGCGCAGCAATTGATGTGCTCACGGCGTTGGTAAAAACCGGCCAGGTCGGCGGTGCGGCGATGGAGTCGGCGGGCCGTGCCGTCATGGACTTTGCTCGCGTCTCCGGGGAGTCCGCTGACAAAGTCACATCGCTGATGCAGCCGATGTTCGAAGACCCGACCAAGGGTGCGGCAAAGCTCAACGAAACGATGCATTTCTTGACGATCGCACAATACGATCAGATCAAGGCGATGCAGGAGCACGGCAACAAGGCGGGCGCGCTGAAAGTCGCGATGGATGCGATGGATGCGAGCATTACGTCGCAGACGACGCAGCTCGGCTATCTGGGGCAGGCATGGAAGTGGGTCAAAGAGCAGGCCAACGGATTTTGGCGTGCGGTGGTCGATTGGGGCAAGACGGATACCGTCGAGGAGGTCGGCAAGAAGCTCCAAAAAGATATCGATGACCTGCAAAAGAGGATCAACACCGAATGGGCTGGGCAAAGCAAGAGCGGATACAAGTGGCCCGGCCAGAAGGCTCAGGAAGAGCGCTTGGCCGCGATGAAAGCAGACCTGGCCAAGCACCAGGAAGAGGCGGGGAAGGCGCAGCGAGCAGCACAACAGAAGGCTGAGCGCGACCAGGCGGCACTCGACCACATTGCCGCAACGAACGAATCATTCCGGGTTGCCGATAACGCTGCGAAGCGCAAGAAGAAAATCGATGACGCGAATGCTACGTTCAAGACCCGTAGCGAAGCACTCGACAAAACCTCGCCCGATTACGCATCGAATCTGAAGGCCGCGCAAGAGCTTCGCGATGCAACGATCGCGGCAGCCGAGCACGATTTTAAGGATCCGAAAACACCGAAACCGAAGCACGAGAAAGCCGTAACGAATGACGCCTCGCAGCGGATGATCATCGACGCTGAAAAGGCAACTGCGGCGCTCGACCTGCAACTCAAAACGCAGGAGAAGCTTGGGGAGTGGGCGAAGAAGCGCGCTGAATTCGAGCAGCAGATTGCAGGCATCCAGGCAAAGTCGGAGGGCAAGCGGACAGCCGATGAAAAGGCGCTTTTGCTTAACAAAGCTGCGGTCATGGCGAGTCTCGACGCGGCCGTTGCCAAAGAGCGCGAGGTGCAGTCACAGGAAAAGCTCAACAAGCTGAAAGAGCGGTCGGCGCAGCTTGATGCAGATATCGCCAGCTACCAGCAAGGCAACCGCGAGCAGTACGACCGCCAGCTTGGTGCGCTCGGCATGGGCAAGGAGCAGCAGCAACGCGTCGAGGCGCAGAAAGCGATTTACAAGCAATACCAGCGTGAAACCGAGAAACTGAACAAAGAGACGGCCCCTGAGTTGCTCGGAGGAACTGAGCATCAGGCGGCGCTGGCGAAAATTCAGACTGGGCTGCAACAATCGCTTGCCGACTATGACGCTTACTACGCGGCGTTGAAGGAAAAGCAAGGCGATTGGGTGCTCGGGATGAAACAGGGATGGGCCGACTATGTCGATCAGCAACAAAACGTGTTTCAGCAAACGGCGAGCATCGTCAACAATGCGACGAACGGAATGTCTGACGCGTTCGCTAAGTTCTGCGAGACCGGAAGGCTAGATTTCAAGTCTTTGGCTACATCGATCATTGCTGACATCGCACGTATGCAGGCGCGTGCTGCGGTGTCGGGGCTGTTCAATTTTGCTATCGGTGCGGTTTCGTCATTCTTTGGCGGTGCAACGGGAGGGACGAGTGCGCTGTCCGGGATTGGTGGTGGCACGATCGCGGGAAACGTCGCAAGTTCAACGGCTGGAATGGTTGGCGGAAATTCGTTTGGCTTTCACGCAGATGGTGGTGCAATTCGTGGCCCGGGCACTGGAACATCCGACTCGATCCCTGCGATGCTGTCGAACGGCGAGTACGTCATCAAGGCATCCGCCGTGCAGCAGATCGGCATCCCGGCGCTCGATGCGATCAACAGCGGGCGGGCAGTGCATTCAGCGGCGCGTTTCGCTACTGGCGGCCTGGTCGGCGGCGGCTCGGAGGGCGTCATGAGCCGGGGGCAGGATGGGGGTATCACTATCAATGTCCCGGTGACGGTCGAAGGTGGGGGAACGGACGGCTCGCAAATGCTGGCCAGCGCTGAGCTCAACAAGAAGATTACGCAGGCGGTGCGCGCGGTGGTTCAAGGTGAGCGCCGGCAGGGCGGGTCGTTGTGGAAGATGCAATACGGGGTTGCAGGATGACGGAAACCTTTCAATGGGCGCCGACCGTGCAAGGGTACGGCGGCGACACGACGCTGCGGGTCCGTAAGGCAGGATTTGGTGACGGCTACACGCAGCGGGCAGCCGACGGCCTCAACAATCGACAATCTACGTACAACCTTCGTTTCGTCGGTAAGGCGGACAAGATTGCCGCGATCCTCGCGTTTCTTGACGCGCGCGCCGGGGCGGTCTCGTTCTATTGGACGCCGCCGCTCCGGCCGCAAGGCCTCTTCGTGTGCGAGAAGTACTCGGAGCCGGAGAAGGAGGGCAGTGTATATACGATCACTGCTCAATTTGAGCAGACTTTCGCACCATAGGATCTGGTATGTCACAACTCCAGAAAGTTAATCTTGGTACGCCGCCAAGCGGCAGGGACGGCGACAGCAACCGAACCGCTCACGAGCGTTTCAATGCGAATGTCGATGTCTTGAAGGCGCAGGCTGCGCTTTCGTCTTCGGCAGCGATCAATTCTCCTGGAGCGTTGAACGTCGCGGATCATGTCGGACGGCGAGTGAATATCAACCTCGCGGTCGCCGGCACAGTGAGCATGCCGAAGGTCAGTGATCTGGTAGATCAAGACAGCGTCCTGTTTCTGCGGAATCTGGGCTCGACTGTTGTGACGCTTGCGGCGGCCGCGGGTACAAACGACTGGGTGGGGCTGTCGCGCCTCGGCCCGGGAGAGTCGGCGCTGCTCGATGGATACGGAGGGGCGTGGAATGTCCTGATGCGGGGGCGGGCACGAACGGACAACGAAAATGTTCTGGGCAATCTCGCGGTTGCGAAAGACCTTTCTGTTTCCGGAGCGGCCTCGTTTAGTGCGCGACCGACATTCGCAGGGAGCACTCCGTACGACAGTGGGAACCTCTCGCCTGTCGATACGAAGTCGGATCAGACTATCGGAGGGAAGAAGGACTTCTCGCAAAGGCCGACATTCGCGGGTAAGGCTGCTTGGGACGCGGGAAACCTTGCGAATCCCATGACGCTGGACACGGCACAGAATGTAACGGGGCGAAAGAACTACACGGCACAGGTCGCTATCGCTCGGCCGGCCCCTGACGGTAGCTGGCTAAATGCCCCCCTTGTAATTTCCGGCTATCCCGGCGTCGGTTCAATCGGTATCGGGAGTGGTTCGTCAGCAGTGGTGTTGCGGTGTGCGGCTACTTATCAGGCGCTGGAGGTCGTTTCGTACGATTCGTCGGTGTTCGCCACAATTGCCGCGTCAGCATTCAATGTGAATTCGGATGCCGCGATCAAGACGCAAATTCAGACGATCGATCGCGCTACGGAAAAGATTAAGCGCCTTCGAGGCGTCTCGTACGTGATGAAGGCGGATAGGCAACGTCTGTCTCAGGTCGGGGTGATCGCTCAAGAGGTTGCCCAGGCTTTTCCGGAGGCGGTTAGCGAAACGGGTATGCAGATCGATGAAGCCGGTGTGTCGGTTGAGCGTGGAGGGCGTCCGATGCTGTCCGTGAACTACTCTGCGCTGATCGGGCCGCTGATCCAGGCGTTCAAAGAGCTTGAGGATCGAGTTTCGGCATTGGAAGGGTAGGAGTTCAATGAGTGTTACGGCTGATATTCAATTGTTGGAGCCGGGGCGGCTCTTCGAGGGGTTCGAGGTTGACTGCACGGCAATCGGCGGTGACATGCTGCGCTTTCACGGGCACCTGCAGTCGACGTCGATCGTGTGGCAGGGCAATGAGTATCGGCTGTGGCCGATTCAGGCGGCTGGCTTCGAGCGGACGTCAGACGCGCAGCAGCCGACGCCGACGCTGACCGTCGGCGACATCAATGGCACGATTTCCGCCCTTTGCGTAGCGCTCGACGATCTTGTCGGTGCGAAGGTGTTCCGCCGGCGAACGCTCGCGAAATATCTCGACGCGGTGAATTTTCCTGGCGGCAATCCGTCAGCGGACCCGAACGAGGAATTCCCGATCGAGCAGTGGCGAATCGAGCAGAAAAGCAACGAACAACCAGGCCTGCAAGTCGAATTCACGTTGTCGTCACCACTCGATTTCGGTGGCCAGCAGCTGCCGAATCGTCAGATCGTGTCGATTTGCCAGTGGCGCTATCGCGACGCGAATTGCGGATACACCGGCTCGGCTTACTTCGACCGGAACGACAGACCGGTGAGCGGCCCGGCGCTCGACCGATGCAGCATGAAAACGAGTGGGTGTGAATGCCGGTTCGGCGTGAATAACCCACTGCCGTTTGGCGGATTCTTGTGCGACACGATGTCGTAACCGACGCTCAACCTCACTTTCGGACCCGCCATTCGGCGGGTTTTTTTATGGACGAACGAATCAAGACGGCGATAGCGGATCACGCGCTCGCTGAGTATCCGCGCGAATGTTGTGGCCTGGTTGTGCGTGTCGAAACCGGCGACGAGTACGTGCGTTGCCGGAACGTAGCGGTAACGCCGGCCGAGCACTTTGCGCTTGCGCCGGAGGACTATGCGGCAGCGGAGGATAGGGGCGAAGTCGTCGCGTTGGCGCACTCGCATCCGGGAGCCTCGGCGCGGCCCAGCGCGGCCGATCGAGCCATGTGCGAGCGGAGCGGCATCGCGTCGTGGGTCATCGTGTCGCTCGGCATACAGGCTGACGGTTCGATCGGTGTTGACGACTGGAGCGAGTTCGGCCCACAAGGCTATGTCGCACCGCTCGTCGGCCGTGAATTCGTCCACGGCATACACGACTGTTACGCGATCGTTCGCGACTGGTATCTCGCCGAGCGCGGAATTGTACTGCCCGATTTCGAGCGTCCTGACGACTGGTGGAATGACGGTCGATCGAGCCTGTACCTCGATCACTACGTCGAGGCGGGCTTTGTCGATGTCGGCCGCGATGCCGAGTTGCAGGTCGGCGACGTGATGCTGATGCAAATCCGCAGCGGGAACGACGTGCCGAATCACGCGGGTGTTTATATCGACGATGGCAAGTTCCTGCATCACATGCACGGTCGCTTGTCTGCGCGCGCGGTCTGGGGCGGCATGTGGGCGGATCACTGCGTGACCGTGCTGCGCTATGTGGGAGGTTCGGCATGAGCGAGAAATTGCGGATGGTCAAGCTGTATGGCGTGCTCGGCGCGCGCTTCGGCCGCGTGCATCGGATCGCGGTGTCGTCGACGGCCGAGGCAGTCCGCGCACTGTCGATTCTCATTCCCGGCTTCAAATCGTACTTGATGAAGGCACGGGACGAAGGGCTCACGTTTGCCGTGTTCAACGGGCGGCGCAATCTCGGCGAGGACGATTTGGCCGCGCCTGTCGGCGCCGATGACATTCGAATCGCGCCCGTGATCATCGGCAGCAAGAGCGGCGGCCTGTTCCAGACGATCTTTGGTGCAGCCTTGATCGCTGTTGGCGCGATTGCATCGTTCTACGGTCAGCCGTGGGGTTCGTCACTTATCGGCCTTGGGGCATCGATGGCGCTCGGCGGCATCGTGCAGATGCTTAGCCCGCAGCAGGTCGGCCTTGCCGGTGCCAGAGACAACGGCACGTCGTATTACTTCAACGGACCGGTCAACAGTGCCGCGCAGGGCGAGCCGGTGTCGCTCGTCTATGGGCGAATGATCGTTGGCTCGAAGGTGGTCAGTTCGGGCATTTATGCAGAGGATCAGGCATGAAAAGGCTGTATGCCGAAACCGGGCTAATGCGAATCAGTGGCGCCAAGGGTGGCGGTGGCGGGGGTGCCGGTAGCGAGTCTCCCGACAGCCTGCATTCTGTCGCTGCTGCGAAGGTGCTAGACGTCGTTTCTGAGGGGCCTATCGTCGGGCTCGTGAACGGAATGCAGTCGGTGTTCCTCGACGGTACGCCGATCCAGAACGCTGACGGTTCGTTGAATTTTCAGAACTACGGCGTCGACATTCGCGCCGGCACGCAGGATCAAGCTTTCCTTCCCGGCTTTCCGGCCGTCGAGCGCGAGACCGGCGTCGGCGTGCCACTCACTTCGGAAACGTCGTGGTCGAGGCAGATCCAGAATACCCAGCTGACCGCGGTGCGCATCCGATTCGGCGTGCCAGCGCTGCAGCGTTCCGACACGTCCACGGGCAACATCACCGGGTATCGAATCGAATATGCGATTGATCTGGCCGTCGACGGCGGATCGTTCGCCCAGGTGTTGGCTGGTGCATTTGACGGCAAGACGACGTCGCTCTACGAGCGATCTCATCGTATCGAGTTACCGCGCGCGCAGGCCGGTTGGGTCGTCCGAGTGCGGCGTATCACGCCGAACGCGCACAGCTCGACGATCGCCGACACGGTGAACATCGAGGCGATCACGGAAGTCGTCGACCGGAAGCTGCGGTATCCGATGACGGCGCTCGTCGGAATGACGTTTGACGCGCGGTCGTTTTCGAACGTGCCGACGCGTTCGTACGACATCAAGGGGTTAATCGTTCGCGTACCGACGAACTACGATCCGGAAACGCGCACGTATTCCGGCACGTGGGACGGTACATTCAAGATGGCGTGGACGAACAACCCTGCATGGGTGTTCTACGACCTGCTGCTGAATGAGCGCTACGGACTTGGCAAGAGCGTCGACGTATCGATGGTCGACAAGTGGGGGTTGTACGAGATCGCACGCTATTGCGACGTGCACGTGTCGGACGGGCGGGGCGGTAGTGAGCCGCGCTTTACGTGCAACTGCGTGATTCAGTCGCGCGCTGACGCGTTCAAGGTACTGCAGGATCTCGCGAGCGTATTTCGTGGGATCGCGTACTGGGGGCCGGGCCAAGTCGTTGCGTCGGCCGACATGCCGTCCGATCCGGTATATCTGTACACCGCGGCAAACGTCGTCGGCGGCAGCTTCAAGTATGTCGGCAGTGAGCGCAAGACGCGCTATACGGTCGCGCTCGTCAGCTACAACGACCCGACGAACCAGTACAAGCAGGCAGTCGAGCCCGTGCAGGACGATGACGGCGTTGCTCGATACGGCGTGGTCAAAACCGAGGTGACCGCCTTCGGTTGCACGTCGCAGGCGCAGGCGCATAGGCTCGGCCGCTGGATCCTGCTGACGTCCCGATACGAGTCCGGAACCGTATCGTTTCAGGTCGGTCTCGACGGCACGCTCTGTTCGCCGGGGCAGGTGATCGCGATCGCCGATCCGCGAAAGGCGGGTCGGCGCATTGGCGGCCGCATTCGCTCGGTGGCAGGCGACAGAATTACGCTCGATAAGGTGCCGACCGTCTCGGCCGGCGACCGATTTACGGCGATTCTGCCGTCGGGTTTGGCGCAGAAACGCACGGTGAAATCGATCGACGGTGACACGCTCACCCTGGACAGCCGCTTCGACGCAGATCCGGTCGCAGGCGCCGTGTGGATGGTCGAGAGCGACGACCTGGCCGCTCAGCTCTACCGGGTGGTAAGCGTGCAGGAGAGCGACGACGAGGGGGAGATCGTATTCACGGTGAACGCCACACGGCACGAGCCCGGGAAGTACGCGGCGATCGACGACGGCGCGCAGATTCAACAGAGGCCGATCACGATCGTTCCGCCGTCGGTTCAGCCGCCGCCGTCGAATGTTCGCCTGACGGCGTATTCCGCGATCGATCAGGGCATCTCGAAAACGACGATGGTGATTGCGTGGGATGCGGCAGACAAGGCGGTGAGCTACCTCGTGGAGTGGCGGAAGGACAACGGCGAATGGGTGTCGGTCGCCTCGACTGGCGGCCTGCAGGTCGAGGTGCCGGGAATCTATCAGGGGACGTATCTGGCGCGTGTGCGCGCGCGGAACGCGCTCAACGTGACGTCGATTCCGGCGTATGGCGTCGATACGGCGCTTACTGGAAAGACGAGTCCGCCGCCGTCCGTCGCGTCGCTGAAGGCTATGGGCGTCGTGTTTGGGATCGACCTGAAATGGACGTTCCCGGGTGACGGCTCGGCCGGCGATACGCAGCGAACGGAAATTTGGTGCAGCCGCACGCCGAGTCGTGACGATGCGGTGAAGTTCTCTGACTTTGCCTATCCGCAGGCCTCTGCATCCTATCAAGGGCTCGCGGTCGGGCAGGTGTTCTATTTCTGGGCACGGCTCGTCGACACATCCGGGAACGTCGGGCCGTGGTATCCGGCCAATGGGCCCGGCGTGCAAGGCCAGCCGACCACGGATGCGAACGCCTACGAGGACTACTTCCGCGGCCAAATCAGCAAGGGCGCGCTCGCGAATGATCTGCTCGGGCCGATCGGTTCGATTACGCCGCCGATGGCTGGTGACGCTGAAGAGTACGCGGGCGACGACACGCTGTCCGCTGGCGTCTGGTCGCTGCAATCTGCGATCGCCGAGGGCGACATGGCGGTTGCGCACAAGATCGATACGGTCTCGGCGCAGATGCAATCTGCAACGGGAATGCTTACCGCGTCCGTGCAAAACGAGACGCGTGCACGTGTCGACGCGGATAGCGCGATGGCCACGCAGATCAACACCGTCAGCGCGAAAGCGGACGCCAGTGCGGCCGCGGTACAGACGGTGGCCCAGTCGTATGCGGACTTGAACGGTCGTGTGTCGGCGTCATACCAAATCAAGGCGCAAGTCACCGCGAACGGACGGACGTACATCGCGGGCATTGGCATGGGGGTCGACAACAACAACGGTGTCGTCGAGTCGCAGGTGTTGGTCGCCGCCAGTCGCTTCGCGGTCATCGATCCGAACAACGGCGGGGTGATCGGTGTGCCGTTCGTGGTTCAAAACGGGCAGGTTTTCATCAGCCAGGCGGTGATCGGCTCGGGATGGATTACGAACGCGATGATCGGTAGCTACATCCAGTCCGACAACTACATTGCCGGCCGGCAGGGGTGGCGGCTCGATAAGAGTGGGCGGTTCGAGATCAATGCGGCGGATGGTAGTGGAAATCGGTTGGTGATGGACGGCAGCAGTGTGCGCGTCTACGACGGCAACGGCGTGCTTCGTGTGCGCATGGGGATGTGGTGATGTCGGCAGGTCTTCAAATCTTCGACGGTGCTGGCCGTCTCATTCTCGATGCCAGGTCGCGGGCAGGTCGAATTGTCGGAATCGTTGCCACGGGTGGGAGTGATGGGGGTGTGCCGGCGGATCTGTCGAGCGGCCAGCCATTCTGGGCGTTCATGCCGGAGCAGATTTTTTTTCGGGTGTCCGGTGCGGAACCACCTCCACTCGTGTCCATCGATGCGTCGGGCATTCGGTGGTCCTATAGTCCAAACGGTGGCTCGAACGCTTACACGCGTGTGCCGGGTTGGATTGTGTATGGGGTGTATTAGATGACTGCAGGATTTCAGGCGTTCACGGATACCGGGGTGTATCAGATCGACGGGAGAACGCCGAATTATCAAATGGTGCAATCGATGTCGGCCAATTCGGCGGTGGGGGAACTCGATCTCGCCTTCAATGACGTTGGGCGGAAATTCACAATAAATTTGCCTAATGTCACGTTCGCGGTTTCCGCGATCGCCGGTCCGATGTATGGAGTCTGGGCATCCGAAAACGTCGGCATTACGCTCTGGTCAGCAAAGAAGAACGGGAACATTTATGCGCTGACTTTTGTCACGGAGCGTCCGTGCACCGTGCGGTTTTTCCTGTTCGATCAGGTGCCAGTCACGGGGGGGAATTTCGGGCTTCAAGTCTTTGATGAGGGCGGTCGAATCATTGCTGATTCATCGCGACCGTTTCTTCGAGTTCTTGACGTGATGTTCGAGAACTACATGAACGGAATCGGCTGGACGGTCGAGGGGGCGCCGTCGCCACCTTGGTATTCGAGATCGTACGGGGTGCCTGTCCTGATTGCTGCGATTTACTCGGTACACAGGGCATGGAGCTACGATCCCGGCGTGGTCGAGCTTTCGTCGATCAGGGTCGACGGTGGGAATGTGTCATGGGGAACCGCGCTATACAACGGCGGAAGGACGCCGAACTTTTCGGGCTTTCGTGAGCAGTATCACTCACGATTCATGGTGCTTGATGGAACGGGGATTGTGTGACGGGCCGCCAATTTCGGCGGCCTTTTTCATTACGGGGAAAAGATGCGAGCGAGTCCAACTGAAGTGGCGAGCTATGTGGGGAGCGTTACTGCTGTGGCGTCATCGCTGACGCTGACTGACATTGGGGTGATCGTTGGTATTTTGACAGCGTTCGCGACGTTCGGACTCAATTTCTTTTTTATGTGGCGGAAGGATCGCCGCGAACAGCGCGAGTCGGATATGCGCATCATGGAGATGGAGAGGCACGATGGCTGAAATGCCGAAGAAGACGCTTGTGGGTGTGGTGGGGGCTGCTACGGCAGCCCTTCTTTTTTCTATCGTCCCGAAGTTCGAAGGGACGAAGCTGGTCGGCTATCTCGATCCGGTTGGCATCCCGACGAAGTGCATGGGGGACACGACGAACGTCGTTGTTGGCCAGCGGTACAGCGATGTTGAGTGTCGCGAGTCGCTCGAGCGGCAATTGATCGCGCATGCCGAGCCGGTGCTGAAGTGTACGCCGGGCCTGAAGGGGCGCACGTACCAGCTCGCGGCCGCGGTGAGCTTCGCCTACAACGTCGGCGCGTCGGCGTACTGCGGCAGTGCCACGGCGAAGCGCTTCAACGCCGGCGACTGGCGAGGTGCGTGTCGCGCGATGAACCAGTCGGACACGGGCCGGCCGCAATGGGTCTATTCCGACGGGCGCGTGCTGCCCGGTCTGGTGAAACGGCGCGCCGAAGAGCGCGCACTCTGCGAACGGGGGCTGTGATGCTCAGCGATCCGCGCTTTTGGCTTGCTGTTGTCGCTGCAGGTTTCATTGGCGGTGCGGCTGGCTACTTCAAGGGGCACGTCGACGGCGTGCTTGCCACAACGGTTGACGCGCAAAAAGACCAGATCGAGGCCGTCGAGATCGCGCGTGCCGAGGAAAAACGCCGCACTGCGGCTCAACAGGAGATTGCTGAAGATGCTGCGAAAAAACGTGATCAGGCGCGCGCTGATGCCGCTGCCGCTGCTTCTGCTGCTGACGGCCTGCGCAAGCAAGTTGCCGTGCTCGTCGCTGGCGCCCGCCATCCCGCCGCTGCCGCCGGAAGCCCGGCAACCGGCGATGCCCTCGATCTGCTCGCCGACATGTTCGGCCGGGCTGACGCGAGAGCGGGAGAGCTGGCGGCGATCGCTGACGAGCGGGGCATCGCCGGCCAACAGTGCCAAGCCGACTATGACGCCCTGAAATTTGCAGGTGACAGAAATGCGAATTGATCTGTAAACTTGCGGGCAAAGAAGTGAAAGATATCTACTAGCGCCTGAGACCCAAAATGAAAAGAATCCTTGCGGCACTCGCTTTTCCTCTTTGCCTTTCCCTCTCGGCCTGTGGCGGAGGTGATGACGGTGCGTCAGCCACGCCCAGCAAGTTCGCAGTCAAGCTGACGTATTCCGGGGTTCCACTAGTCAATCAGCAGCAAGCATCGCGCATGGCAGCGATGAACCCAGCGTCCGGAGCTGTCGAGACTCCGGCAAAGTCTGATGGTCAGGCTACCGTTGACGAGCTTCAGAAGAGGCTCGCCGCAGCCGGGGCCGGGATTACGGTGTATCCGGGGGTGATCGACGGTACGACGCTGCATCAGATTGTGATGTCCGTTAACGGCGGCGTTGGACCGACTGAAGACGAACTGATGCAGTACGACCGAAATCGGACCAAGTTCGTCGCGGATGAATGGGTCATTCTGAATTTTCAACTTGATGACATGCAGACGAGTCGGAATGATCCGGCTCAGATTGCTGCGATGGCGCAATTCCGGAAGGATCTTATTGTTTTTCAGAACCGGCTTCACCTTGAGAACAAATCGCTCTACAAGATTCTCCCGATTCGCACATGCGAATTGCCGGCAGGCCAGACGGCGGCAGATGGTTTGATTGACACGCTCGGCAGTGTGCCTGGGAACGGCTATCTATTCGGGCTGTGGGATGCGCCGGGCAAGTCGCACATGGGTGCGGACTGTCGCACGCCGGATCAAGAGACTAGAGATGCGCATGTGAACGCGATTGTTACGCGACTGGTCGATAGCTACAATGCGGTCAATCAATACGTGAATGACTGTCGGGCTGACCCGAAGAGCCGTCCGGAGGGATGCGCTGGTATCGATCCGGTGACAAAGTAACCCGCAACGAGAATCCCGTTCAGAGCATCCCTGCGCGCCGTTTTTCGGTGCGCAGGAGGTGGCGCAGTCGTTGCAGCGCCCCTTGGGCGCCGCCGAAGTCTCCTTTGTCGGCGACGTTCTTGTCCGCGTCGTCGAACCATTCTTGAAACTTCTCGATCGACCGGCGCAGCATCACAATCTCAAGGATGAGGGTACGGATCTGGGGATCCGTGTATTCCAAGTACATCGCGCGCAGTTTGGAATCGTTCGGCGCCTCGAATTCCGGCATCTCGGCCTTCATCCTGAACCGCGGACTTCGGAGAGGAACGCGATTGCGGTCGACCCGCGTGCTTTCGATCGGCCTGACGTGCATCAGGAAGACGCACCGCTCGTCGTCTTCGATCCAGTGATCGAATTCCCGCTTCGTGAGCTCGATCGGCGTCCGCAGGCGCTCCGCGCTCGACGCAAATCCGTACTCCCAGATGTAAGCCCACTGCGGTTTCAT